TGCCCGGCCCCGTGACGACGCTCGGTATAAGATGAGTGCGGAGGTCCAGCATAAGGAAGGGGAAGTTCAGAACCCCGACTGGCCCATCACGCTCTACGAGATGTGGGGCTACCTCGAAATTCCTCTGACATACGAAACAGGTGCTGGCGAGCCTTCGAAGGAGACGACGAAGTGGTGTGAGGTCATTCTCACCTACAACCTCGAGGCGCGGAAGTTCGTGAAGAAGGTCTACAACCCCTTCTTTGGTCGTGCCCGCTTCCTTCGAAAAATCCCTTACCTTGTCCAGGCGCACGAAGTCCATGGTCTTGGTGCCGCAGAACAAGCGCTTCCCTTTCAGATTCAAGCGAGCACCGTCCACAACCAAATTATCGACGCAGCCACTGCCGCCAACGGCGGCATAACGATTGCGAGTCCCGAGTCGAACATCGGGGCAGGCGAGCGAGTGCATCCTGGCAAAACGATCGTGGATCCGAACCCGGATAAGGTGAGGATCCTCCATCTTGCGGAAGCCAGCAGCACTTTGCAAAACATGCTCCCCCAGATCATTCGACTTGCGGAGACCTCGACAGGCGTGTCCGCATATAATCTAGGCATGGAGAGCGCCATCGTTGGCAGTCAGGCTACAGCAACTGGTACTACGGCCCTGATCAACGAGGGTAACCAGAGATTCTGGGTCTCCATCGATGATATGCGTGACGCGCTTGTCGAGATCCTCTACCTCACGATTCAGCTCGTGCAGCAGATGAGCCCGGAGGGCGTGAAGATTACGGAAGACAGGATGATCGTCTTCCCACAGGGCGACGTGCGTACCGCTATCGGCCTGAAGCTGAACATGGCGTCGGAATCCCTGAATAAGGACGTGGAGCTGCAAAACCTCCAAGTCCTCATGGCAGTTCTCAACGAGTACTACGCCCGTATCATGAACGCGTCGGCGATGATCTTCAATCCACAGTTCCCACAGGAACAAAAGAGCGCCGCAATCCAAGTCATGCAGAGCGCTCACGACATCGTCAAACGCTTCGTCGAACGCTTCTCGGTGGAGAACGTCGACACAATCGTCCCGAACATCCTTCAGATTCTGCAGGGTGCTCAGCAGCAGGGTCAGCAACCAGGACCGCAGATGACACCGCAGGCAGCACCACAGGCACAAGCAAATGGCATACCGAACGGACAAAATCCCGGAGCACGTCCGCCGTCAGGTCCTGGAGGTGTTCCAGGAGGAGCTCCAGTCCCTCCACAGCCAGCTCCGTACGTGCAGTAATATGAACGACATGCTCAGGCTGCAGGGCAAGGCGCAATTCGTGTACGGATGGATCACAGCACTAACGACAGAGTCGACGAAAGTCGATGGACGGAAAGAGGGGGAGAAACCCAATGGCCTTACCGGATATTGATGAGCATGGGATCGTGAGAAGTGGACCGTTCGCTGGGTTGAAGGCGGAGGAAGTCTTTGAATTTGCAGAAGCGTCGGCAGCGTCTAAGCGAGAAGCTGAGGGTCATGGGCAACCACCTCCGGCTCGTAATCCTGCTGAGACTTTGTCGGCTGCTGCTAAGGCTCGGACTGATCCCATGAACACCTTCACGTTTGCGCAGTTCGAGAGGATCGACGAGGACAATTTCTCGAAGACCGTCCCGGACTACGACAAGTATAAAGAGAAGATCGCGAACGTCAAGAAGACCATGACTCCCGATCAGCGTGCGCAGCAAGGCGTGCACAAGTTCATCTATCAGAACGTCCGTATGGACGATCCGGAAGTGCAGAAGGTTATCTTCGGAACGATTCCTCCTCCTGGAGTAGTCGAGGAGCCGCCCGATGCTGAAGTTCCTGCAGTTTCTGAGGAAGAGGAAGCGCCGGCAGCACCTGTCGCCCCTCCAGCGAAAGCGCCTGTTGCGAAGGCAACTCCGAAGTCTGTTCCTTCGCCGGTTGCGAAGCCGACTCCCCGGAGCACGGCTGCTCCTCCGGCTGTGGTTAAGTCTACACTGAAGGCCACGCCAAAAGTAATTGCGCTTGCGGAGCGCTACTCGATGACCGTCGACGAGTATCTCGGTCACCTTGAAGCCCAGGGCTACACGCAAGAGCAGCTGAACAACTTGAGCCTGCCGTCGTCGGCACGGACCAACCCCACGAACAGACCACGGAGTATTTATGACCGATAGACCGCAGGTGTACGATCAGTTCGTTGTCAGGGATCCTGACCCGAACTACCGCTATCGCTGGTGCAACGAGCGCGACCGCGCAATGCTCCAGAAGATGAACGTTGGCTGGGAGGTTGACAAGGACGGAAAAGACGAACTTCCGAACTTGCTGCCTGCCGGTCAAGCAGTCGAGAACCCGGCCGGAGGAACAATCCGCAAGCGGGGGGACCTCATCCTGATGAAGATCCCGAGGGACGTGTACGAAGAAAGGGTTGAAAAACCCAGACGCCAGGCTGCCGAAAGGCAAAACGTGTCAATCGACACAATGGTAAGACAGGCGGATGAGCAGGCGAAGAAGGCTCTTCGGCGTGCGGGATACCGAGACTCTCAAATTCGAGAGTCGCACGTATTTTCGACGTCCGATCAGCCCGGATTCGACGGCAACCGCTGAAAGGAATGAACAGTGGCGAATACGTGGACTCGAATCCCATTTCGCGCCGTTCGTAATCTTTCGGGACCTGGCCTCCCTTCAATCGAACTGCCCGAGGGCACCAATCAAGTTTTCAAGCAAGGTGCTCCCGTTGTTTTCGTGGCAGGTTTCATTGCAGAGTGTGGCGCAAATCCGGTAATGATTACGGGCCTTGCGACTAAGGACGGACAGAACAAGGCGTCGGGCGTGGCTCGTCAGGATATCATCCTGGCCCACCCGGCGACTCTCTTTCTCGGATATCTCGATACGGCAGCTGCTGAGGGCGCAGGCGTCTCAAGCACCCTCGATCGAGGTCTCTCATATGGCATCGCGAAAAACGCTGCCAGCGGCAAGTGGTTCGTGAATAAGAGCGATACCACAGCGAAACGCGTTACCATCTGGGAAGTCTGGGAGCAGGCGATGGACGCCAAGACTCCCGCCTGGGGCGACACGCTCACTCCGGTCGTCTTCTCCTTCGCTGCGCCGTACTGCAGCATAACGGCGGTGGCATAACATGTCAAGAGTCTCTACAGGCGGATTTTCCGCCCTACTCGCAGAGGGCCTCTGGCGTGTGTTGTTCAACACGCTGAATCGTCAGCCGAATCAGTGGGTCGGTGTCATGAAGACCCACGACATGAAGAAGGCTTACGAAGAAGACACGAAGGTTGCCGGGTTGGGCTCGATGGTTCCGAAGCCCGAAGGCGACCCCATCAGCTTCGATGTCCCGATCATGGGAGCAGGCGTTCGCTACACGCCCTCGTCCTACGGTCTGGGCTTCCGAATCACCCGCGAGATGTGGGATGACGATCTCTACCACATCATGGATAAGATGGCGAGCGAGCTAGGTCGCGCCGCGTCTTACAAGATTGAAGTCGATGCCTGGAGCATCCTGAACAACGGCTTCAATCCCGCATTCACCGGCTCGGACGGTCTGCCTCTTCTCCACATTGCGCATACCCGCTTGGACGGCGGAGCAGTGATGGCGAACAAGCCGACGGTCGATGTCGATTTCTCCGCCACGGCGTATCAGGCGGCTTTGGACCACTTCAAGACGATGGTCGACGAGCGAGGGCGTCCGGTTGTAATGTCGCCTTCACTCCTGATCATCGACCCCTCCTTCGAATGGGCAGCGAAGGAAATCCTGGAGTCGGAATACAAGCCGTACACGGCGAACAACGAAATCAACGTTCTGCGGTCGGACGGCAAGATGGACTACTTGCTGTCGCGGTATCTCACGGACAGCGATTCGTGGTTCGTCCTGAGCGACGAGCACGACCTCAACTTCTTCTGGCGCGTCAAGCCGGAGACGGGCGAGGCCGACGACTTCCTCACGGGAGACGCACTGTATAAGATCTACTCGCGCTACGCCAAGGGTTTCACCGAATGGCGCGGCGTGTACGGATCTTCAGGCGGCTAGCGCAATACGGGGGAGAGCAGGACACTCTCCCCCTTTTCGTGGGCGAAGCACACAGACGCTAAGGACTTCCGATGACACAGACACAGCGACCGCGGTTCGGGTCGACCGGTTTTCACGGTGAGAGAGGCGGAATCACGCCCTCTGCCCATGTATTCCGGGACACGGCTATGCAGGATTGGTACCTGTGGATTGCCACGGATGGGACGTTTCGTTGGGCGAGTGCGGATCGCGCGGAAGATCCCTCGTTCAACTGGAATTATGACGGGAATGCAATTGCATACCGCGAGAGTCCGGACGGTACTGCCGTCTTCCCCGCTTACACCTACGCTCTCGACAATGACACGGGGCAATTCCGTGTAGGCGCAAACAATGAAGGCTTCTCAGCCGGCGGGATTCTTCGTTGGGATTACAACACCATCCGCATGAAGCTATCGCCAGGGTACATCCTGGACTTCGGCGGGTACACCCAGATCAGTGCCACGCCTCTCGCGTTGACGATCAACACTGATCTGGTTGTGGACGGGGACATCTCCTTCACGGGGAATCTTACCTTCAGCGATGAGTTTCTCGGTCTGGACGGAACTGCCCTCAATCCTGCGTATAGCTTCGCCTCGGCGCCGAACACGGGCATGTATCTCGTGGCGTCGAGCGTCTTAGGCTTCTCAGCTGCGGCGGAACTGCGTTTGTCTGCCTCTTCGACGGAAGTCACGACCTTCGTTCCGTTGAACGCTTTCTCACTTTCCGTGCAGAACGCTGCGAACTTCCTCAGCGACGTGAACGTGGCAGGAGCGATTGCAGGATCCTCTTCGATCTCCGCCTCGGGGATTGTCTCTTCGACCACGGGTCTTGCAGCGCCCTGGCTGGATCTGCCTGAAGGCGTGATTCCTCCAGATCCCTTGGTGAATACCGCACGTCTCTACTCGATTGACGTGAACGGGTATACCCAGGTTGAGATTGTAGACGGTGCATCGAAGGCTGTTCGGCTTGCCTCAGACAACGTGCTAGTTGCGAAGGTTTCGGGAGTTTCGGTCACGCGAGGTCAGGCAATCTACATCTCGGGTGCGAACGGCGCAAATCCTCTTGCCAGCCTTGCTCGCGCGGACAGTCTCTCTACGCTGCCTTGTGTCGGCATTGCGATGGACAATGGAAATGCAAACGCCTTCATCCGTGTGCTTCTTGGCGGCACTCTGCAGCTGCTGAACACTTCGGCGTTTAGCGAGGGCGATCGTCTCTTTGTCTCTCCCACGACCGCCGGGAATATGACGACGACGATTCCTGTGGCACCGAACTATGCCCAGAGAGTAGGCATCGTCACACGTGCCCACGCGACTCAGGGTGAGATGATCGTTCTGACGACGTCAATCGATGGACCTCCTCGGGTGCACGCAACTGCACATGAGGTTGGAGGAGGAGACCAGATTACGGGCGCGATGGCAGTCTCCTCGATCACCGCACCTTCTGCAACGTTCGGATCGTTGAACACAACTCCGATCAACCCCGCGAACATCTCCGGGACGATTCCCAACACGAAGCTTTCTGTGGACGTGCTACGGTATACCGGCGGCTATCCAGGAGGCACGGTTAACTACCTTCGTGCGGATGGAACGTTCTCTCCTGTCGTTGCAACCCCTGGCCCTCATCACGCGACCCACGAGCCTGGAGGAGCAGACGCTCTCGCACTAACGGCCGCTTCTCGTCTCTTTGGCCGAGGAGACTCAGGCGCAGGTGCAGTACAGGAAATCACCCTGGGCGCGGGAATGTTGATGACAGGCACGGTGCTTTCTTCTCCTGTCGCCTCGACGACCTTCCGAACGTCTTTCACGTGGTCGTTGGTTGGCGATCTTACCTCCCTGAACAACACGTTCATTCCTGGACCGTACATTCCGCTGACCGGTACGCAGACCGCCCGGATTGTTGGAATTCGTGGACGTATCCACACCGGTACGAGCGTCGGCTTTACCCTCTATCGCACGGACGTGGCGTCAGGGACATATACGATCACTCCAACTCGAACTACGACCGCGGTGAACATTCCAATCACCAACGAAGACGAGATGTTGATAAATATCACGTCGACGGTCGGCTCACCGACTAATCTGAATGTTTCTCTCATCGTGGAGATTACTCCGTAATGCCTCTCACCTGTGAATACCTCGTCGTTGCTGGTGGCGGTGGCGGAGGCAACTGCACCAATAACGGTCGCGCCGGAGGTGGCGGCGGAGGCGGAGGCTACCAGTCCGGTACGGCGACAGCTAATCCGTCGTTCGACTACTACTGCGCGGTTGGCGCAGCTGGTGGCAAGGGTGGTGACAGCGCCATCTATTACTTTACGAATTGGGTGCCCGGCGGCGGCGGTGGAGCCGGTGGCGGTTCAGATCAGTCACAACGCACGGGTGGTCCCGGTGGCTCTGGAGGTGGCGGTTCGTCGCCTGACGGCGGCGGCGGTGCTGGAACAGCCGGTTACGGGTACTCAGGCGGAGGTGCTGGCAACATTTTTGGCGGCGGAGGTGGCGGTGCTGGCGGAGGTTCGACCGTCGCGGCGAACGGCGGTACGGGTATTGGGTCCGCGATTAACGGCTCGTCGATATGGTACGCCGCTGGTGGTGGTGGCGGAAAAGTTGACGGTGGCCCAGGCGGTATTGGTGGTCCTGCTGGTGCGAACGGCGCTGGTAACGACAGTGGTGCGACTGCGCCTCAGTGCTACGGGGGTGGTGGTGGAGGTTCAGCCGGTGGATGGGGACCGTCTTATGGCTGGCCTGGGATCATCATCATCCGCTATGCCAGCCCTGTTC